CTGATCTTCAGTTAGACCTACAGTTTCTGTATTATACTTGTAAGTTCCATTTACAAAGTTAATCATTTTTGCTTCAATAGCAGTCTCAATGAACACCCTATAATCCTTATCTCTATCATTTATTATTCTAGAGAATTTGTTTGGATCATCACTAGCTAACTTAATAACTTGAGCTTTAACAAACTCAATAGAGTTGTCTTTAGTTCTGATACCTGTTAACTTACAGAAATCTAATATTTCTTTATCAGTCATACCAACAGCAACTTGAATTGCTTCAGCTGACTCAACTATTCTTTCTGTAGATAACATTTCTTGCTGAATTGTATCTTCAAAAACTAAATGTTGATCTATACCAGGATAGTTTTTTAACCACTCGTAAGTGTGTAAATCATTTTCATCAGAAATGTCAAAGACCGTTGCGGTACTACGCATTACAAATTCAACTTCATCACCATTTATATCTTTTAGTATAGCTCTTTTATTTCTATTCTTAGGATCCTTATATCTACTACCTAATCCTAAATAAATAAATCTTTTGGGTTTTTTAACCCTTACAATAATTGGGTGTTTCATTTTTTCTCTTTTTTATTTAATTTACTTGTTTGCGTTCTAAAAGAATGAGGCCGAAGCCTCACTCATTATAGTATTGAATCTATTACGATGCAGTAGCTGTTAAGACACCACAAGACAATGGATTACGAACAATGATACCAGATTCAGACATGATTTGACATGTGAATGAGTCATCACCGTTAGCAGCAAGCATTGATTTTTGATCATAAGGGTTAACCATACCAGGAATGTATTTCTTGATATAATTACGATTAAACCCATCGTGACCTTTAGCAACTAACTGAACATTAGGTACACCATCTACAGACGAGAAGTCTAAGAATACCATTTTACCAGACATCAGGCCATCAGCAGCTCCGTTAGTTCCGTGAACATTAACATCGTCAAATACTGGGCAGTAAGCAACAGTCATTTTGTTACCTAATACATAGTAAGATACAAAGTTAACACCTAAAGCCACGTCAGATCCAGTTTTCATAGACTGCATAGAACCACCAGAAGCTGCTCCAGCAGGAGAAGTACCAGTAGAAGCACCTACAGAAATGTCTTTCATAGCACGGTGGAATTGGTATCTACCTTCAGTACCAGTAAATACTACCCACTCGTTACCTTCAGGAGACTTAGCGTTACGAGAAAGCTCTGCAATAAATTTAGCAAGCTTATCTTCTGTAAGACCGTCATCTAAAGGATAAGTCATATCGCTTGTACCTTCAATTTGAGCTAAGATACCGTCACCTCTTAAGTTACCATCAGTAGATGCTGCAGGGTCAGTTGAGTGACCAGGATAATCATCAGCATCACCAGCAACCATATTTGTTCTACCAAACCATCGTTGAAGCTCTAATTGATACATAAACTCATCAGTAAACAATTTCTCTGCAGTAAAGTACCACAATTTAGATCCATTGTTTTCAATCCAAGTTACATCAGTTAAAGCAGCACCTGTGATAGACAATTTACTACGATTAACAGTTAACCAGTTTTTATAAGTATCTGGGTAAGCAGTGTGCTCAGATACATCAGACCCTAAAGATCCTTCACCAAAAGCTGAACCAATTTTACCAAATACAGCAGCAGCAGCAAAAGCTACGTTACCATCAGCAAAACGAAGCTTATAGTTATAACCAGTACCACTATCTACAGCTTTTGTTTCTGTAGGGCGAGTGGTATCAGTTGCAGCTCCATCGATTCCAGTTACTTGACCTACATTACCAGCAGAATCAAGAACTAAATCGTTAAGAGCTAAATAGTTAGTAGTAAAAGGTACTACTAATTCATCTGTATTGTTTGCTGTTGTTGATGATCCAGCAAAACTTGCAGACACTACTACTTGTTGACTTGTGCGACCTAATACTTTCCATTCGAAAGATTTGTCACCTGCAATTTTTACGTTAGCGTGACGACCTGTTTTCTCTAACAAGTATGTCAAGGCATAACGAGGGTACTGCTCAATTAAAGTACTTGAAATTTCAGGGTACTTTAAAAGATTAGCTACCAACGAGTTTGATGCTTGTGTATCTACACCAAACACTCCGCTTTTTGTTTTCATTTCTTTTTACAATTTAATTTTTAAAAAATAGTTTAAATTGCACTTACTTTATTCTTCATCTTAAAACGTAGCATTGACTGTAATAAAATTAATCTCCCATAAATGCTGAAGCATCGAATCCAGAACCTGTCTTATATTTAGGTTTACTATTTCCTCTACCCCCTTTATTGGTAAGGTTGTCTAATACACTACCCTTACCTTCTTCGAAGCCTTGCGACTTCAACAATTTCTGTATTTGTTGTCTGTTCTTCCATAAGAACGCTGCCTCCGCAACATTGGCATGAGACTTATATATGTCCTCATTGAAATTACCAGTTGTTATATACTTATACAGATCTTTTCTTTGTTCTACTGTTACTTTTCCGCCAAGATAGTTATCGAAACCCTTTAAGTGAGTTTGCAATTCCTTTCTAGACTTCTGTTGAGCCTCCACCAACTCTTGCTGTTTGGAATCCTCTTGATTCTTAATGCTTGTCTTTTCAGTTCGAATAGCATTTTTTAATTGCTTTCTAATCTTCAGAGCCTCATGTTTAAGCATCCCAGAATCTTCCATTCTATCCAAGGAGTCATCAACATCGTACTCATCCATACCTGTAGCTTTCATGTCAGCAGACAAGAGCTCCCTATCTGAAAGCTTTAAGTATCCTTCGTACTTTGATGTCGTATCATTACTAACTTCAGGCTCATTCTTAGAGTTTAAAGCTTTAATGATGTCTTCTTTAGATGCACCTTCTAATCCCAATTCGTTAGCGACTGAATCCCAGTCAACTCCTTGTTCTTTGTCGGTATCAACCTCAGTTTCTTCTTCAACCTCTGTTGAAGCTTCAACATCCCAATCGTCATCTTCTTTATCAAGGATTTGCTCCTCTTCAGGATCATCTAAACTTTCAGAACCCCAATCGAAATCAGAGTCATCACTTTCTGAGTCATCTTCAACTAGCTCATCTTCCACGACAGTTGATTCCTCTACATTATCCTCCTCTACTAAAGATGAAGGTTCTTCCTTTGCAGGCTCTTCATCAACCTGACCTACCGTCTCTACCAGTTTGTCAAGCCCAGCGAAAGCTTCAGGGTTAAACTCCTTAACTTCTTCGCTTAATGTTTCCTTTTTTTCCATTGTCTCTTTTTGCAATATTACTAAAAATTATTGACATACCAAATTAATTCTTGATTTGTCCTTTTAATTGACCTTCCATTTGCCTTAAAGCTGCGTCTGCCCTTTTAGTTCCATAAGCATCATCAGACAGTATCTCTGCTGTCTCAAGCTTGGATTGATGCTGTATCTCGGCAACTTTAATTCTAGTTTCGTTATCTAACTGATTCATTTCAACTTCTATTTGCTGTTCTTGCGCCTTAGCTTGCGCTTCTGCTTGAGCTTGTTCAGCCATAGCTTGTTGTTGTTGTGCTTGCATTTCTTTAGCGGCTTCCAGTCCACGCTCTAAAATGTGTTCAGCCTCAGTTAAGGTGTCTGATTTAAATATCCTGATAACATCTAACATATCTATCTGACCTGATTGTAAAGCTGATTGAGCAAGCTGAGAAACAGCTGCTTTCATTTCTTCATCTTTACCGCCATCACCTAAGAATACTCCATAATCATTTAACTGCACATCTGGTAATATAGAAATAAACTTGTACGTTCCATCTCCGAACACCGTTGCAGTCTTCTTACCTTCGCTCCACGCGATCTTCATAAGATTAGCGCAACGCATTAATACGTCTTGCTTAACCATGTCGTGTGACCAGAACCAAGACCTAGTAATCGTAGCTGACTGAACGACAGCCCTTTGCTGATTACCTACTTGCTCGTATTGTTCAACCTGACCTTCACGTTGTTTAGTTACGCCTGATACTTGACCAGCCATATCTTCCAACATAACTTTAAGGTTTATAAGTTGCTGAACAGAACTAGACAAGGTAAAGTCTATCTGCTGGAATTGATTAAACGTCTGCGCCTGTAACCCCTCATCCTTAGAGTTAATAGGTATAATACCGTCATTTTTGATATGATACATAATGTCCTGCATATTCATACCAAGGTTAGCTGGCATCTGAGCTACATCATATACAACTGCTTTACCGCCAGAACGTGCCATAGAAAGTTCTATGTGATACATTACAATATTGTATAGCATCTGAACATTCTTAAGTAGATCTACCATAGACACGGAACTTCCCGTAGTGTGATTTCTAATGCACCCTACATAACTCAAGTTAGCTGCACTAGGATCATCTAAAGAACGTATTTGATTAGGAACTCGCTGACAGTTAACCATAATCTTACCACCGATCTTTGTAGCCTGCCAAATGTCATCAATAACAACTTTACGAATCTTTTCACCTTTTCTCTTCCTGTACTTATCAGACACCATCTTTCTAAACGGCTTTTCGTTGTCATGTTTGTTAGGGCTTAGTTTATATTGTATCTTTTTTAGAGATCTCCATTCTGCGTGAACAACTTTAACTCGTAAATCACCAGACTCACCTTTTGCGTACCAATTTCTATATTCCGTCTGTATGCCTGTGCTGTCTTGTTTTGATATAGACTCTATCAGTCTAATATCCTCATCAGATAGAATCTCACCAAACTCATCTACAATATCGCTAGGAGAAAGCCATCTCTCTTCTGAAATCCAGTTAGCCTCACCTAAGTCATCAGTTTCACTTGTTAAATCATAAGTTAAAGCCCTAGGATCTACCCTCCGAACTTGTGGATCACCATCCTTTATCTCAATCCTATAACACTCTTTACCAGTTATCAATAAATCTCTAAACCCTTCCTTAAATTTGTTTTTAAGCTTATATCGGTTTACCAGAAATTCTAAACCGTCTTGAACAGACTCCTCTATAGACTCTCTATAATTATACCGCATGAAGGTATCTATATCATCTGGAACTGGAATATCCTGCCCTTCAGTATTAGTCTCCATACCTAAATTCTTCATTTCCTCCTTAACCTCTTCCAGGAGTTTATTCATAACCATAGTAACCTTATGGTCTTCCTTCCTATTAATAGCTTCCTGATTTACAGTAACCACCTTAGTATCAAGAGGTCTATGAAGGTCTTCACCTAACAATAAGTCTATCTTAGGTTGAACTATCGGATAGTTCACCAGTCTGGCTGGGTAATTATACCCATATTGCTCCGTTAGGTATTTATAGTCATCACGGTTAAACTCACCATTGTATATATCGTAGTTTCTTATATCTTTAATTCTATACCTACTCTCAGGACTGTTTGCGTGATCTGTGGAGCTTACAATAGCATTAAGCATTTGTTCGCACCATCCTTTATCCTTCTTAGAGTCAGATATTAATTGACTAGGAAAATTCTTCATTATCTTATGTGTTTAATAGGTGTACCATTAGCATCGTATTTATAATAGACAAAGCCACTTTCTTTTATAGCTTCGTTTTCTTTATTTTTAACTTCAATTGCAAAGTTATCATTTTCGTGGATAAGACACAAACCGAATGCGATTGCTCTATCCGTATTCCTAGAACCCCAGTCGCAAAGCTCGTCTAAGAGGTCTATAAACCATATCTCATCCCCTCTCTCCTTAATGTAATCATACATTAAAGATTCCATGTACGCCTTAATCTGCTTATTCATGTGTACCCCATAGTTATTTCTGGTCTTTGTTCCAGGGGCGTGTGCAGATCTAGGTTTAGTTTTTAAATATTTTTGCGCCCTATTTCTGAGGAAATAGTCTAAGATACCAATTTTAGTGTATTCAATAAGCATCTGAGCGTTATAATAAACAGCCAACTTCAAGCATCCATCGTAGAATTGCTCTGCTGTTTCAGGTCTATCTGTGTATTCCGCAATAGGAAGTCTATACGGTTGATTTGTGTCAGCTATACGTCTAAATATCATTGCTGAACCTAAAGACGGGGCAGCACCAGCCTGATCTTGATCGTAAGAGTCAATACCACCAATATCCAACCCTTGCATGTGAACCTGCGGTTGGTGTAGTATTTTATAAGGCCCGTGTGGGTGTGGAGTAAAAACAACCTTATCGGTTAGTCCATCTTCATTTATCACCCAATCCAGGTTACCAGTTGTTATGTGTTGCTCTGGATCTGCAAGTGTCTGAACCCTAGCCCTTTGCTGATTAAGCAATGCTATGTCAAACCTAGAACCTTTAGTCTTAAGGAAAGCCTCCTGTATGGTTAAGGGATAGTTTTGTATAGATAAGTTGTAAGCTTTACTGTCACCACCATTCTCAAGTATCTTTCGTCTTTCATCTTCTATATACTCAAACGCCTTTTTCTCGTCATCAACTCCCGTCTTAGGACTGAAGAACCCGTGAAGAGCTCTAGATGCTGGTATAAACATAGGAATAAGATTAAATGCCTCTGCATTATAGTACATATCCATAAAGTCAGCAGAAGCCGCATCAATATCACCACCCGTACCACCGACTACTGGAACTCCATATTGGTAAGCCCCATCCATGAAACAAGCTTTAGATGACATATAAGCATTCTTCAATCTCTTAAACTCCCCTGCTTCCTCGAATATCATAATAGATAAACGCTCACCTTTGTAGACCTCAGGATCATCCATAGTTCTACAATGTATAACTGACTGATAACCACCTATTTCCCAGCGACCTTCAGTATTCTTCTGCTTATATCCAGCCCTCAGTACATCTTTAGTATCCTTTAACCACCCATGCCTAAAATTAGGATGTTGATTCATCAACCCTTTTTTGACTTTATCAAAGAAAGAGTTTGCTGTCACGCCCAATCCAGCCGCAATTCCTACCTCGGAATGCGGAAAGAAAGTAAATTCATGCGCTACCAAGCCAGAGTTCATATAGGAGAAACCCTTATCCCTAGCCTTAATCACGATCATTCCTTTACCCTCTTCCCTGCAAGTATGGAAAAGGTTAAAATACTCTTTATCCATATCCCTATACCAAGGGTATATTAATGTTTTTCGATTACCATCACTACCATCATTACCTAAGATCATGTAGTAGTTCAAATACCAGTAGTAATTACCAGGTATCCACTCCCCACCTATGGGTTTGTAACCATTAATACACCTGTGCATCTCTTCCTCCCAATAGTCCTGATATATAAGACTATCTGCATCTAGTTTAGGGTGTCCGTGATTTGGAATTGGCCTATAAGCCTGTACATCAAATTTCTTAGCCATTAAGCATCTTTTAGTCTAACTGCTCTATCTTCAAGGAAACTCAGAGTCTGTTCACCACTAATTACTTTTCTCTCACCTCTACGCTCTATTGCTTCCAACAATACTGTTCTAGTACCTAATAATTTCTCAATACCTATCATAACCTTCTGCAAATCTTCAGCTGTCTCCTGATCTAAATGCCACTCATTAATAAGTGTAGTGTATTGATCTATCTTTTTATTAAACGCCTCTAACTGATCGTCAAGAGGATCTCTCTGTAATTCCCTGTATTTACCTACAGCCGCCTTTATTAAAGGATGTTTAGTGTCAGCCCAATCGGGCTTCCCAAATAGATCCGTGCATATCTGCCTGTTCCTATCCTTCTCGTTAAGATACCTATAAGGAGAATCATAATCCTGACTTAACGCCACAAACTTCATACCCTTCTGTCCTAACTTCTTTTCTTTTAAAACCTTCTGGAACTCTGGAACAGCTAGTATCCCATTATCCTCATCAGTTACACTCTCTCCTTTCTTACTTATCTTTAATAGATACATTATCTCTTTTCCAGTTTATACTTTAATAAGAAGTTACCCATATCAACAGTACTACTATATCCCACAGGGACTTCTACCTCCTCGTAGTCATTAGTCTGCTCATTGTAGTATATATAATTCAAAGTCTCAACTATAGGATCATTAAAGTATATACCCCTTTCTAATATCATATAGTCATTATCTATCAACCAATTATCTATCTCATTGTCTAACGCTGTCGTTGGAGAGAACATACTGAAGTCGTCTGTTTCGACCTCAAGGCATAAACCATCTATGTCTTTAAAAATATCCCCATAAGGAGTCTCTATATAAGATTTTACCATTCTATCTTAATTATTTAAGATTAATACTAGCTGTAGGAGAAGGATTCGAACCTCCACGCAGTAGTTAGCTAAAGAACAAATTTTTTAACCAGGTGCAGCGCTGCTTGGTGGTCAATCCCGTTATCCTTAGTTTATACTATTATCTACACCCCCGAGACAAGAGGGCACGTCTGCCAGTTCCGCCATCCTACAGTATTTAATACTTTGGTCGTTTAGGTCTTTTAGGTTTGCATTTCTTAGCCATCACGGTTTTTGTTTTAATGTTATAAGGCAAATATAGGAATTTTTTTTTATTCGTGAGGGAGTGATACCCTCTGCTGGGCACCCCGTGCCCTTCCTAAACTTTTGGCTACCGCCATCTATTTATTCAAAAATCAATTCATTTACTAACTTAATACACACATTACCATGTCTATCTTCAACGAAATCAAACAAGACTTTAAAAACTACGGAACAATCAAGAGCACTCAAGCTAAATCACTAAAAGCAGGCTGGAAATGCTACAAAGACTCAAAGGTTGTAGGTAAAGACGTAGCAAGAGAAGAGTTCAGAACTAAACTACAAGACTTACACACAAAAACAAGGCACATCACTAGCGACCAAGACGCAATGGAAGGAGTGAAAAACGTAGGTCATGCAATATGGGTTGGCGTTACTTGCGGAGCAATAGCGTGTATCTTTGACTTATAAAACTAAACAACTAAAACTAGAAACTATGAAAGATTACTTATTATTCATCAAGATTAAAGTAGTACAACTACTAGGATTAAAAAAGAAAACTAACACACCATTCTAAAAATAAACACGATGAAAAAGAAAGAAGAAACTTTATTAAAAGCGTTGGAGCTTGCTCACGCTACAATTGAAACTTTACAATCTAATGTTGACGATTTATCATCTCAACTGAATGATGCTAAACACTCTTATTACGACTTAGTACTTGAAAAAAATAGACTTGATACTATTAACGACATTAATAAGTTGGCAGAAATGAAGCGTATGCTTTAATAACCAACACGAGTGTAAACGAGGGAGACTGTCTCTCCCCTTACTTTCACACTACAAAATAGGTGGATTCCATCACATAACTGCCGTTTACGGGGGTTTACGGTAGCATAGCTGGTGGTTTCCACACAATATTAACGAGTATTCATTCATTTAGTAAACCAATAAACTATTCATTATGTCACACATTAAACTAGACTATTTAGACCAATCAATTAAACTAGTAGTTACAATTGAAAACATTAAAGAAAAGATGAACGAATGTTCACGACTATTATTAGGAGTATCCGAATTAGATCTCTCCGAATCAACTACTATTAAAGAGATTACCGTTAAAGACGGATTAATCATTTACAGAATGAAAGTAAAAGACGATGACTTTAACATGTACTACGAAGGAGAACTGTCAGCTCATAAGTTGTCAATGATACTTATGGATACATTATAACAAACTATTAATTTAAATCAATTCAGTATGTATGTAACATTATACGATGGAGCAGAACTAGTTCATGAAGAAAAAAGCTGTGACCTAACAAGCAATTCTAGACTCGAATCCTTTATAGAAGGAATGGGTAAAGAAGGAGCTAAACCTGTTCAATTAGTATTTAAGGAATTTGGGTTTAGTTTAGTGTTTAAGAAACACAAAAAAACATTAATATACCCTCAAGTGATTAAGCTTAATGCTCAGACTACAATCAACACGAAGTTGTTCGATTACTTGTTAACAATAAGTGAGAAGTATGGTCTTGAAAAGAAATATTAGCCTGCCATCAACAACTTTAAATTCTGTCTTGCTCGCTGTGTGTTAACACTACGATTAGTATGCAGTCGGGCAGGCAAGAAAGTTGTAAAGAACAACTGCGCTATCTCGTATGGAGCAGATTACCTGATCCAAATACATTCCTGCATAAGTCTTGAACTGGAGTTCGAGGACTACAAATATAGGAAACAATTTGGTAGTACACAAACGCAAAGAATTTGCGGTTCGACATTTCTGCTATGGTAAGGTCTATCTAACGGTAGTCTGTGAAGAAGTACTAAGCTACCTCTCGGTTCGACTCCGAGTGCAGGAACAACCAATTAATATGTGTTTAGGGAACAAGCCACTAAAGGAGTGGCAACACTAAAAGCCCTTTCGTTATGAGACTAATTAAATATAATGAATTTATTGATGGAGAGCTTGCTCGTGTAATTGTTGTTAGTAAAGAAAGCTTTATACAACGAATGTCAATTGAGCTAGAGCAACCTTATATTACATTTGTTGAGTTAGATGTATTCAATGGAACTCTTCAAATAGTAATGAACTGCGAAGAAGAAGATGGTGTTAGTAGAACTTTAGTTTGCGAATCTATCTTAACTGATATTCAAGATGACGTTATAAACCTTATAAATAAAAATCTATGAAAAATAGAAGAAAAAGAATGCCTGTGGCATCAAGTAACCCAAAGACTAAGCGTGTTGTTGAAACATTAACAGAGCGAAGAGTAAGGAAGTGGAAGTGTGATGTATACAAATATGGAAAATCCTTAAAGAAAGGACTATCTAAATTTGATGTGATAGCAAAGCGTATGGGAGAAGAAATGGATAGAGTTATTGCTCTAGGCATAGAAAACCCAACACAATAAAAAATAACAACTAAATCAATCAATGTCTTACAGGTTTAATAGAAAGACGTAAACTAATCCTGATATACTTATGGCTAAAATCAAAACTTACACTTGGAAAGGAAGAAAGGTATTTAACATGAGACGGAAGAGTGGTAAAACTGTAATGGTTTACACTAACAAGCACGTTAACGTACCGCAAGGAGTTATAAACTTAGGGCCTGTCGCTTTCCGTCAATGGATTGATAAGAACGATGTAGTTCTAGTCAAATGCAAGGAAAAGGCTGAGTCCATATCTTACAGTCTTGTAACTAAATTATGGTTTAACCAACAAAACTCATTCTAATGAACAAGTTATTAACAAAGCTAGGGTATCTAACGGTAGGTACTCTAGCATTAGGTATAGGATTTATAGTGTTCGGAGTTGTAGCTAGTGCTATAATCTCATTTGCAGTAGGTATTGCTCCTGCTGTAATCCTCGCTATAATAGTAGGAATTATTTATAACTCATTAAAAAAGAAACCATGAAGTCAAACGTCAAATACATCCTGCATTCGCAGTATAATCTACGGCGTATAACATTAACTATAAACTAAACTATGGCAAAAATAGGAATACATCCAGACAGTAAAACTGCATCGTTCACCTTTGACAATGGGTACACATTATCAATAGGTGTAGGAGATCATCACTACAGCTCCAATCACCACTTAAGGTGTGGAATTAATGATGAGTTAAAAGCGACATCTGTAGAGATATTAATCACAGGGCCTGACGGGGCTGTGGAAGCTCCAGATGGAGATCAAATTGTAGCGTGGGTAGACGCTAACAAAATAGCAGATATAATACCTTTAGTTAAAATAGCTAAATATGATTCTGATATTACTGCCATTTATAAATACCTAAAAGGATAGAAGCTATGGAGGACTGTAAAAATTGCCACGAATATGTGCTATATGGAGATGAAATATGCCCTGACTGTGGTAGAGAAGGCAACTAAACTAAAACAATTAGAAACCATGAAAGAAGAGACTCAAAACTTGTTTGTAGAAATGATTTCAAAACAAGTAAAGATAATAGAAGAGCTCAACAGTAGCTCTAACCGCTGGAAGCGATACTCTAAGAAAGTTGATAAAGAATTAGAGGATATGAAATTTGAACTACAACATTCTAAAGAACGAAGAGAGGCTTTAGTAAAAGATCTTGAACAGCATGTATCAAAGCTAAAAACTGAATCTCAAAAGAACTTGAAAGAGTATTTAGAGTGTTGTAACGAAATACAAAGATTGAAAGAAGAGAACGAGAAACTTAAAAATAACCAAAACACTTAGAAGCCATGAAGAAGATTTATGTAATTGCACACACATGGAGGGATACCGAAATGACAATAGAGCATTTCTACACTCCACACAAAGCTATTAAAAGAATAGCTGAAATAACAGACTGGGAAAAGCCCTGTGCTGATGGATGCCCTGAAGAGTATCTACGACAATACTATAAAAGCACGGATGTTTTAAATGACCGCTATAAAGATATAACCATAATACTAGAGGTTATAACATTACCTGCTGATAAAGTATTCGTAGATCAACAAGGTGTTTCGTGTAACGAAGAAGGAGAGTATTTATATGTGACATCAACTCCTGCAATAGTAACCTATAAAAAATAGAACTTATGAACATTTACAGATACGAATTTGAATACAAAGTCTATAATAGTAATGGACTTGAGATTGATAAAGGAATAGAGACATCTAAAGGCTATGACGAAGTTAGGGCTGAGAACTATCTAAGGACAAGATTAGAAGAGAGATGCCAATCTGACGAAGAAATAGAACTAAAACTAATCCCAAGTTTCGTTAAGTATACGGATGCTAACAAACTTATAGCAGAATTTATGGGGGTTGACCAAGTGGATATTGATACTTGGTTAGAAACAAATTCTAATCTTAAATACCACACCTCTTGGGATTGGCTCATGCCTGTAATACATAAGATATTAACCTCTACTGATGGTGAGCCATTCTTTAAGTTTTCATTTAGCATAAGTAACGCTATGTTTGAAAACGATAGAGATGACGCTTACCAAATAACAGTGGAATTTATCGAAGAGTATAACCAAATAATGGAAAAAGATGAGTTTCCCGAATTAGAACCGCGTGAACACTACTCTTTTTATATAGAGAATTGTGTAGACGAAGACAAAGGAGAGATACCTCTGAGCTTTGAAGAGTGGAAAAATAACCTAAATAATTAGAAACTATGAAAGTAATTGTAAGTCAAAGAAGTGTGTACTATAAGTACGCTGAGGTAGAAATAGAAATTCCTGATGGAATAGAGTGTAATGATGTTCACGAACACTTAATTGAAAATGAACATTTGTACCAAGATGAAATAGACGAGGCCATAAATAAATCTGAATACGAATTTGGATTTGGGCTTGAACATAATGGTATGAACGAACAATACTCAGAATCTGAATGGAGATTTGATGTTGTGGGCGAGAAGTATGGAGGACATTTATAATAACCAAAACAAGTAGAAACTATGGCACGATTTATTTTAGATGTAGCTAACATAAGTGAGGACACTTGCAATGCAGTAATGAACGCTATAATGGAGGAAGTTCCTATTGTAGCTAAGGGTATTAGCACTCTTCACTGTATAGATAAGACGAATAGCAATCAATTCTATGATGACCCAAATAGGAATAAATTAAGTCAGAGTCAAATTGATAGCTACAATTTACAATTAAAACAAGATGGACACCCTGTATATAGTTAGAACATATAGGGTAGCACTCTCAGAGAGATAAACTAACTAAATCTTAGAAACTATGAAATCATTTAACTTAAACAGACTTATGATGTCTTGCTGTGTAGACATAGACGATGAGTACTACGAAGAACTTATGGACTATCTGCTTCAAATAGACATAGACTTAAACACATTAAACATTGACGACCTAGTAGTTAATGGTGTGCAATGGTTAAGCAAAGAGGAAGCCGAGGAGCTCGAGCTATTCATATTAAAGGAAACTGAAGATGGATGCTGGTGCTTATAAACTAACTTAAACCTAAAACTTATGAACACGTTCACAGTATTTGGCAATCAAACAGATCAAGCGACATTCTATGACCTTGACATGGCTATATATTATGCTGACGATTGCCTAAAAGAGGGAATAAACGATGTATTTGTAACAACTAATTTCTATAAAGATGAGCACAATCGAGTATCAACAAGCCCGAATAGAGGCGTTAGAAAAGGAAGTGGAACGATTAAAACAAGAAAACTATGAGTTACGATCCGACTGAAATAAAAGACGTACCATGCAGATGCTGTCAAAGGTTTGTACCCGAAGACGAGCTATGGTCTGAGATGTGTATCGACTGCTTTGAAGATAACGAAGCGTTAAATCAAGAATATGAAGACAATAAAGACTAACCTATGAAGAAAACCTTTAAGAATTTATTCGCAAGCCAAACAGGAGACGTAAAAGATTTACGAAACTTTATGTTTGCAAAAGACTATTGGAAAGCTGTTGATAAAAACAGCGATTCTGTGGAAAACGCAATCAACAATAGCTTGGATATTGGCAGAAAAGCTGTCAAAACTGCATCAGTACTTGCAACCGCTACAGGACTGATGGTAGGAGCACTAGTGGGAACTATATTTGAATAGCTATGGAAACAATAGATATTGGAATCATGCTCGCCTCAATAGGAGCATTCTTATTTGTATGCTGGGTATACAAAAATAGACCAGAAGATAATTACTAACCATTAAAACCTGTCACAAATGACGATAACTGTTTGGATTAAGCGAGAAATAGTGTTAAATTGGGAGCACTTTAAAGCAAACCCAAATGAGATTTATCACATCTGCACCAGAGAGCCAGGAGACATGGACTTTGTGCAAGTAACCTTAAGTCTAGATGAATACTTATCAATATTAACCTCAATACCAACAGAAAATGAAAAAGAATAAAACCACATTTCTACACGACAACAAAAGAAAAGTTGAAGTTAGAACAGAAGAAGAGGCTAAGAAAGTAAATGCTGAAAAGGCATACGAAAGGCATTATCAAAAAAGCCATGTTCTTAAAGTCTTAGATGAAATTCCTGAGAAACCAATCGGACATTTTACCGATGCGCCAACAGGAGAAATAATCCAAATTACAGATGAAAAAGGACTCTTAAACGTAGACACGTTTGTTCTACAGTTTGGTAGGCCTGCACCAAAACTTAACGCAGTAGATGTATTGGAATACGAATTAAGTAGTCAGCTAACTAAAATCTTTAAGTGATGGAGCGTAAAACTCTATGGTGGTGTAGATACAAAGTGAGGGTTTGGAAAGAGGTTTATTCTAACAAGACTAAATCTACCAAGCTTTCACATTTACACAGAGACTATAAAGTAGAGGGATTCTTAAAGGGTAATTGTCCTAATGACCTTACTAATACAAGAATTAACTCCACGGCTATTAACAAGCATATAGAAAGCTATAAAGGAAAGTATTCCTGTAAAGTAGAAATTATAGGAGAAATAGAACGACTTTCATCTCATGGTCGTACAAATTATGAGATATAACCAAATCAATTAAAATCAATTATTATGGGATTAGACATGTATTTGACTAAGAAAACTTACGTCAAGAATTGGGATCACAATACTGATAAATTTCAGGTATCAGTAAAACTAAACAGTGAAGACTACGCTTCGATACAACCAGAAAGAGTATCCTACATAGACGAGGAAATCATGTATTGGAGAAAACAAAATGCAATTCACAACTGGTTTGTAGAAAACTGCCAAGAAGGAGTAGATGACTGCCGAGAGGCGTATGTAAGCATGGATGATATAAAAAAGCTTGCCGACCTATGTGAAACAGTCCTTAAGACTAAGGATGGAGCATTGCTACCAACATCGCCAGGCTTTTTCTTCGGAGGTACGGAATACGATGAATGGTACTTTGAAGGTGTAAAAGAAACTATGGAAACATTAAAGAAAGAGCTGTCAAATTGTAAGAAATATGATGAAGGCTGTCCAACCTATTACTATCACTCATCATGGTAAGAGCTACCGCTCACTATTTAGCGTAAACATTTAAATCAATTAAATTAATCTATATGAAAAACAAGGAGTTAATTGAAATCGGATTAGATTTCACAGTATCAAAAAGACCTCTTTATAGAAGAGATGAAAGTCTATCTATAAATGAAGAAGGTCAAATCTCAACAGCAAACGTAGAAGTGGAAACATCTTGGTTTGCGACAGTAAACGACTCTACCAACGAGTCTCTTGGAGTAGTAGGTAACGCATACAATGTTACTCAAAACGAAGAGATTATTAAAGTGTTAGAGGAAGTTGCTCAAGACAACGATTACACTATCAGCCACTCAGGGCCTCTTAACGGTGGAAGACAATGCTTTGTGCAGTTCAGACTGAACGAAATGAAGGATGTCGGTCAAGACCAGCTAGTTAAGTATATTGTAGCTACCTGGGGGCATGATGGCAAGCATGGTGTTAGAATAGGGTTTGGTAACAAAGTGGTTAGCTGTGCTAATCAATTCTACCAATTCCACAATTCTGCCCAACACAAGCTACGCCATTCTAGCACTATAGCTGAACAGCTTAGAGAGATTCCAAATATTATGAATCAGAACTCATCTGTTGAGGATGAGATGTACGAAAAGTTCCAAGCTTGGAGTAACGTAGAGATCTGGCAAGATCGCAAGCTTATGCAATTTAGAAATGACCTGTGGAAAGACCTTACAGGTATTGATAAGGTGTTAAGCCATGATGAGTATAAAGACAAATACTCTACTCGTAAGATCAACAACGGTATGGACTTACAGCAGTCTATAAACACCGAGATGCAAGTTCACGGTCAAACCTTATGGGGATTATTCAATGGTGTAACACACTATGTTAACCACAAGAAATCTGTACCTAACAGACCTTATGGTAGAGACGAGTCTCTCATTGTAGGTGGCGGAGCGAAGATGGCTAACAAAGCTTTCGCTATGATAGATAAATTCGCAACAGAAAATCAACTTTACTAACATTAAACAAATTAATTATGGAAAAGCTTTATGTAAATAACTCAGAATTTATGGAGTTTCTATGCGAAGTAGCTACCCAGATTGTTGTACAAAAATTTGGAGAAGATACTTGGGAACATAATGATGAAGGGACTACCTTTGCAGAAGAGGCGCAAGACTTCTTCAACGAGAGATATGACGAACTAGAAACTCTAGCAAGTAAAACTTTTAACTAAATCAAATATGGGATCAATTTCATTTGAATTTACATCAATCGGCAGGTTTAAAACCGCCCAAGACGCTTATATTGCAGAATGCGAAGAAGCGCAATACGAATACGGACACGATTATTATAACGGTACCATTAGCACAACTGATGGTTGCTCTAGAGAAAGTAATTCTCCTAGATTTGGAACCAGAAAGTTTGATGGTTTCATAGGAAATAAGCTAGAGAAGATGGATAAAGGAGACTGTCGTTATGTAGAAATAGAGGGCGCAGCTCTCAAAAAATTAAAAGAGCGAAACGGCTATAAAGGAAAACGCAACATTAAAGCGTTCTTCTTCTATGGCTGGGCTCGTTGTTAACGAGAGCTTCCTGCGTGAGTGGAGCATACAATGAAAGTCCTGATTATTCTTAATCGTCAGGCAAAAAATCCTACCCGTGGGAAGGTAGGTAAAATCAGCGTCAAAAGTAAAGCCAAACGTGGGGGTATGCCCTGCGGAGGTATCGGCATACCTTTCGAGGCTTCGCTTTTGATTAACTAAAATAATATTCAGATGGCTGACATTACAATGTGTAACGATAAAGAGTGTACGATGAGAGAGACTTGTTATAGATACAAAGCCTCTGTAAATCCATATAGACAATCGTACTTTTCTGAGGTAGTTAAAGATGATAAAGACGAGGATGGTAATCATTCTTGTGGCTACTATTGGGAGCTTGATAAGAGAGGACATTTGTCGCAAAATTCATCAAATAAAAACCAAAACATTATGAAAACATTTGCAGTAGTATTTATTCCAAAGCACAGATTAAACGAAGATGACTCATCAGACTTTAAGCAGTGGAAGCACGTAGAAGGTAACGACAAAGAAAGTGTTATAAACCAAGTGTCTGAACACGGAATAGTAATTGAATGCAGGGAAATCCCTGGGTAAAATGATTGTCAAAGTTTAAAAAAAAATAACCATTAAACCAAACATTATGGAAGAGGCGATAATAACTAGAATTGCAGAATACGAAGTAGCTGAATTTACAGACCATCATATTAAGCATTACTTACAAAACCCTGACGAGTTTATACAAAGATATGAGTTTTATAAACTAGAGGGTGAAGAGGTTTGTAGAGTTGGTGATTTAAAGGAGAAAGAGGTAACAGAAGAAATCGTTCAGGAAATTGTTTGGAGAGATGAACATCTACCAAGCGATGCTTATGATCAATTTGAATACGACATGAGTTATTTTGATAAATACTCAGGAGAAACATTCTCTATTATAGGCTCCAGCATGGGATGGCAAAATAGAACAGGTCAGAAAGATGTTGAGGTAAGCGATGGCATGGATTTATTTGAAGCCATACGAGTAGACTCTGATCTTAACTTTAGAATCTGGAGAGAGTCTGATGACGCTCCAGGCATTTATCACGCAAGGATGTCACATCACGACTCACCTACAGGGGAACATTATGAGTTAACACTTAAATCATAGACGTTATGGAACAAAGCAGAATACCACGATGGAACACTGAAACTAAAGTTAGTATAGAGTGTTACCAAACATTTAGAACTCAAATCGAGTTGTTACCTAGAGTATCAATTGTTTACGGATTTGGGAAGACTGTTGAGGTTAAGACAAGTGAAGGGAATACAGAGATAATTAGAAACGGTATCGCCATAGAGTTCTTATGGTTCTCGATATTTATCTCTAGGAAACGAATCGTTAAGATTAAGTAGTGCACACATTAGGGTATAGCCTTAAAATTAAAAGTACTTTATGGGGTTATAACCTGACAAAAGTATTTTCCAATATTCTTTTTGGCGAGATATATTTATTTCGTAACTTTAAGAGACTTCTAATATTAACACACTACAACAATGGGATAAGAACACTTAAAGGCGGATATTTGTTGATAACAATTACGCTCCTAATAACCATGATTTCTTTCGTGGAAGGATGGATGTTTGTTGTTACTCCAATATCTGTATTAGGTATACATCCCGCAACAAAAGTTCCCTTTACTTATTTCATTACACTCCAAGCAATAGTTCTCGGAGCGCTGTACAGGAGAAGGAATGTAAAGCCGTTCTTAGCTTTCATGGGATTAGCATCTCTAATCCTCTTAAACATATATAGCTTAAACGACAGCGTACTTTTGCATAATGTATTTGCTATCCTATTCTTTCTGACTCAACCTATTATATTCTTTTTAGAGTATAAGAAAAAGAAAGATTCCTACGAGCTCAGTAAGGGAGCGTTCCTAATATTCATTGCGCTATTAACGTGGCTAGGAATTATACCTCTACCTATATTCGAGGTAATAGCTTACGGAGCTTTAATACTTTTCTTATAAGTAAACGCATCTGTTTACTTTTATCAATCATTGTAAACCTAAACTAAACATTATGATAAAGCATTATGTAGCGGTGAAAACCGACCAATACACATTGGCGCATTTTGAGGTTGATGAATATGTACAGAAATACATAGGTCAACTAGAACACGCCTTAAGCGATGAAAGAGTAAAAGATACTCTATTTATATTGTATCCGCGATTGTTAAGGCTAAAGCCAAAGAGCAAGGATGAAACGGAATATTTAGTATCATCTGAGGCTAACAAGAAAAGGCTTGATGAAGCTATAGCTCAGATAGATAAAGCTCAAGAGCTAACAGCAATAGCGATGTCTGATATAACACCTGTAAGCCTTTTAGATTTAGGTTTCACCGAAGAGTATCGGAAGCCTGAATGCGGCGAAGCAGGGTACCTGTATTACTCTCTATACATACATGATGTAGCCCTGTTGTCAACACCTCATGATGACGATGACGGGTTCTACATATTTATGGATGACAACACTAAGATAACAGAATTTAAAAAGCTGTTAGACATAGTAACTAGCTTAAGAGCGCTATAACGTAAACTGTCACCATCAACATTGCATATATAAATTTTGTGAATTTATTCATAAAGTAAATATATCAAAGGCTAACCTAAACATTGTTAACTAATTATTAATTAAACGCTAAATCATAAGCCATGAAAAAAGAAACTAAAGTTTTCGTATTAGATTTACACTCCCTTTGGAAAGATACTGAATGGGGAGAAAGCCCTATCGACACAGATGACGAAGAATTTCGTGAGGCTGTTGTAGATCACGGAGAAGTGTACACCTTAAGAGCTTTTGCTCAAGCCTTCAACGAAGGAGAGGTTGATACAGACCGACACTCTGTGAGATTTATTGAAGTTGAACCTGAAAAACCTATACTAAATGACGTATTTAAAGACTGGTCAAAAATTTATAAATAGTAGCGATAAGAAAGAGTTTATTTACGCTGTAGATTGGGTTGCCGATCTAATGCAAATAACTCCTACAGAATTGATGACCAAAAGCAGAAAAAGACCTGGCGTAATGGCTAGACACGCTCTTGCTTATTTCCTGCGTAAGCATACGGTATTTCCTTATGAATATATTGGAGCTATAATGGGGAAGCATCACGCTACCATCATACATAGTGTGAAGTATATAAATGAGTATTCTACTTATGACGCTTACATAAGAACCATTAAGGAGAGTATAGACTATCTGATTAAGCCGAGTCACTTCTCTTTAAGAGAGGAAATAATGCACTGCCTAAAGGTGCACACAAGAGACAGCACTAGAACAGAAGCAATACTTATACTACTAGATAAGTACGGTAGGTCTGAGGTAGAAGCCTCGCAAGAACAAGAAGAATTATTAACCAGTTAAATTAAATAAAATGAGAGACACTAGTTTATTAGCTTACAAGGAGCTTGCTGAAAGCGGAAAGCTACAGCAGATGGAGAAAAAGGTAATAGAAGCTATGGTGAAGCTTGATGGTAAAGCCACAAACTTTGAAATAGCCGAAGCCTTAAACATCCCTATCAATCAAGTAACAGGAAGAACAAACTCTTTAGTTAAAAAGGATTTGATCTACCCTAACGGTAAGGTTAGAAATAAACTTACTGGCAAACAGAACTGGCAGTACAAGCTGCACTCTACACTATTCAATTTTGTATAGTGGACTGAACAAAATCATTATTAACTAAAAACTTAGAAATTATGCCAAATTGGTGCTGGAATAACCTGGCTGTGTCAGGTGAGAAAGAAGATATGGAGAAGTTTTACGACTCACTATCTAAAAACAAAGACGGATCAATAAAGTTTTCCTTCAATGATATTCTACCTATGCCTAAAAG